CAAGAACCGCCTGCTCGCCGCCCGCCGCCCGCCCTACAAGATCCAGCCTCGCGCCGTGAAAGCCTACAAGGTGGCGGCGTCCGGTGGGTTGTCGGTCAACGAGGCGTGATTTGTTTTATTTAGCCCGGCTAAAACTCTTGGTCATTGCAAATAATCAACATCGAAGTATAAGAAGCCATGGCAGCCCTACCGGAACCACCGCACAACCTCCCGCGCATTGTCGAGCCAATCGATCCGCTGGATCAGTCGGGTATTCACATGGTGCAGGTATTGATGCCTACGCACGTTGCAAACAAGTGGCCCGCCAAACCGTGGGGGACGTCCATCACAGAGATTGGTCTCAATGCCTCGGACACGGCGAGGTTCAAGGACTACACGTTGGTTGACATCCAGTCGGTGAAAGGCAGCGCTGACCTCTACTGGCTCTTTACCAAGTTGCCGGGCAAGGTGGTGACGGAGAGTGAATGGAACGATGACCTTCAGGCACAGGTCCAGCGCACCCAGCAGTATGTGGCTCCTCCCACTGATTTCAGCGAGTCGCTCACGAGCTTCAAGAAGGTTTATTGGGGGATGAGCCTCAAAGAGAAGGAGACGGTGCCTACAGAGACGCTGGACGCCTTTGTGTTGTCCTTTCCGACACGAGTGAATCTGGGGGACCTGCCGCGCGAGCTCACCGCTGTCACTATTGTTTGGAACTCTCAATCGTCCATCGGGACGCAGGATTACTCGTTCTACAAATGGGTAGTTGGAACTTCCATAAACCTTTCGAAGAGTGCCAGTGATTCGGCCAATTCTTCAGCAGCCATCTCACCGGAGATTCAGCTCACGTTCCGCGACTTGGCTACCGGCAATCTCTACGGCACCCGCTATGAGTTCTTCCTGCCAAATCCCGTGACGGAGGCCGCCATTCTGGCCAAGCTTGCCACTCTCGCCGGGTCCTCCGTGAGTATTTGGCCCGTCTTCCATCCCGAGAGTAACACCATCACCTCTACCTCCCAGTCGATCAGCGTGACGAGCAATGTCCAGATCAGTCTGGAGGGCTCCGCCAGCGCGGCGGAGGGGCTCACCTCACAAGGCTGGGATAAGGGAACGTCGGACAACTTCGGGGTAAGCCTTTCCAATGGCAGCGTGCAGGTGCCTCCATGTATTCACGGACCCATCATCTTTACCTCACCATCTGTGGGAAGTGCCACCTCGCGCTCGCAGGCTGTCGCGGCCACGGCCTACATGAGCATGTTCAATTCGTTGGTGGGTTCCATTGATGCGATTAAGAACACCGAAGGCACCGCCTACGGGACGGTAAGTCCCACCAGCCTACCCGCAGTTCCGGGCACCCACAAAACCATCCCGACCACCGGCCTCTTCCTAATGGACATGGACGTTCGACGCTATCGCTGGGACTATTGCCAAATCACCGCCGTGGTATTCGACGCAACCTCTCTCGCCTAAACCTCATGGGACGTAATTCAGACTTCGTGGATCTTGCCAAGCTGGTGGGCCAGATGGAGGATCGTATCAAGGCGCTTGAGGGAGGCGGGGAGTCGAAGAGTCCGGAAGGAGCTCGTGGTCGCATGGATCGTGAGCGCCAGAATAGAATCGAAGCGACAAACGAACGACGTGATTCCAGTGAGCGCCGTGGGGTGAGCGTCACCAGCCCCCGTCGGCAACAGGAGATTTTGCAGCGCACCCAAACCCTGCTGCCCGCACCGCCAAAGCCTGACCCGGTGCCCAAGCGGGTAGACATTCCTCCATTTGAAGAGGAACAAAGATTGCTGCCTTTCGATGTCAGTCAGAATTCCGATAATACTTGGACCGTCGAAGAGGGAGTGGTGTCATCGTTGTCTGATGGGCAACTTGTATTGGAGACGCCTTGTCCTAAAACCACCATTGGTGTTGCGATTGCTGGCTGGAAGGTGTATTGCCGCGTGTCCACGGACGAGCAGGGAATACCAGACGGTGCGACCATTGTGGCTGACGCATCGCTGCCAGCGGACGCGACTCCCGCCGTAGATCCCGGCACATCTGGGGTTTACTACTACACCTTGGGAGTCTTCAGCAGTGGGGGAGAAGGAGTTGTTTACGCCCCTCTTCATATTGGAGGAAACATCTTCCATGATCCCTTGGGGACAGACGAGGCAACACCGTGGACCGGAGAAAATATCGGAACGGAGAATGAGTTCCGTGGTGATGTTTATTCAGCCGGGGTCAATCCCGCTCAATTCAGGCGCATTCAAGGCAGTGGTTCTTACGGTGGCACTTACACTCCTGTTGGCGTGAAGGTGTCAACCTCGGGAGATGACATCACGGTGGAAGCCGAGGTGGAAATTCCAGTAGTGGAGCCTTTCCCGGAAGGGACGGTATCAGGAGACATTCTGTATTGGGATGGAGCTGATTGGGTTGTGCTCGGAATAGGAGCGGAAGACGATGTGCTCACGGTGAATGGCGCTGTTCCGAACTGGAAGCCCCCTTTGGGTGGCGGCGTTGAATATCTCGACGATTTGACTGACGTCACAATCTCCACCCCCAGTGAAGGAGACGTGCTTCGATTTAACGGCACAAGCTGGGTGAACGTGAGCACTGAATGGCTTGAAGTCAGCATCTGTGTCAGTGGAATCCCAACCACAAAATCCATCCTAGCCCTCGTCCCGTAATGTCCCACCTCATCACGCCAGTCAATGTCAACGGCACCATGTATTGCTGCCTTTATACCGACGGTCGCCGAACCAAGGGCGTGATTACTGACGTGTATGCTTCAGGAAACACAGCGGTCATCACTACCGACGAGGGTCCGTGGACGCTACTTGCCGCAGCAACTTCCGACGAATACATGGGTGAAATTTCTTTCGGGGTTTCCTGTGGCTCGCAGATTACGCTCAATATTGACGTGAACGTTTCTTCTCCGCAGTATGTTGCCGTCGTGGCGTATCTGGATTTTGGCAGTACCATCGAAGTCGCTGAGAATTCCTTATCCGGAACCGGAAACACTATGGTCATCGACATCTCAGAAGTGCCATGCGGCGTGGTAGTCACGCTGGTATGTCAGTCTCCGGGTCCACCCGACCAGACTAGCGGTCTTCTTGTCACAGCCTCCATCACCTCCATCACCTGAACGCTCATGAGCACCATCCAAACACAAATCAATCTCATCCACCTCGATAGCGGCCTGAGCGCCGGATCAGCCGTCCAGCGTACAGCCGTCGAGGCCTCATTCTCCTCGGACTCCCTTGAAGTGGTGAACGTGGAGGAGGCGGTGGATTTGGGCGACGTCACCATCCCTAAGCAAATTTTCTTCAAGTTCCTCTCCGGGGACCCATTGATGATCGGACTCGACTACGGCACAGATGGTGTCACCTACCCATTCCTGCTTGAAGATGCCGGGGAGTCACTTCTTCTACGTCTTAACGCAGCGTCCCCGGCTACCGTCTACATGAAGAGCACCATTGCCAGCTCACAGGTGGTGGTGGCGGTTGCGCCCGCGTAATCTTTAGCCCGGCTAAAACAACTTCGTGTATTCTGATCTTGAAAGATTCCAAACAATTCCTAATCTCCCGACACAGCCATGGCCCGCACAATGACACTTTCGGATGCAGCGACCCGCTTCGCAAACCTTGCGACTACAGGGATTGGTATTGAGGCGGCGATTCAAGAAGCGGTTGACCGGGTGTATGAGATGGGGCGCTGGCCCGGCACGACGCGCGAAGTGGTTTTGGACGAGGAGGATTTCATTGAAGATGCTGATTTGAAACAGCATTTTGTCTATTTTGATGAGGATGTTTACGACGGGGCGATTGGTTTCAGGAATGATTCCCGTGGTTGGTCGATTGTGGACCACACGGCGCTCTACAAGGACGGGGTGAATATGGGGGACCGCGAGTTTGTGGACATGGGGACCGTTGAGGTAGAAGAGGGGGAGGAAACGGTGTCGAAGCGCAAATACCGCTGCCCGCTCGGTTGGTCTCCTTCAAGCGGTCCTTACTACGCGCTGATCAAACTGGAGAGTCCTGTGATGGTTGACGAGACGGTCATCCCCATCCAGAGCGTGGGTGCGCTGAAGTGCGCCATTCAGGCAGTGAACTACGAATACGTTAGCGACGAGGACAGGGCGAACGTGTGCTGGCAGAAGTTTGACGCGTTCATCAAGGGGGCGGAGAGACAGACGCACGGGCCGAAGCGTTTCACCTTGGGGATGGATTCGTCCCTTAAGCGGAAGCCCCGCCAATTTCAATAAACCACGACCATGCCACTCCCACCTTTATACTCAAGCGGACGCGGATCGAAACTCGGAAAGGAGCCTCACGTCGTGTCGCGTGACGAACAGGATGCTGCCAACAGGGTAAGGTTGATTGAAAACAAGAAGCGGACCTTGCTCCGCACTGCCAACCGTGGAGGAGCGGGCGCGGCGTTTGCCCTCGACATGCTGAAGTCACTGGAGAGCGGCGAGGTTGATCCTTCCCGCTTAGTCGGCTTAAAGCGAAGCAACTTTGACAAGGATCTGAATGCTGCGGAGAATAAAGCAGATCAAAAGAGGCAACAAGGTTTTGGCGCTACCGCAGCGCCTGCGACCAATCCGGGGAATGCCGGGGGGATGTCTGCGACGAATCAGGGGACACAGAAAGACCGAGATGATCTTGCGCGGGAGGCGAGTGCCGCCGGAGGCGCTACGACGTCACCAGCGACTCAGGGAAGTGCGGGAAACGGCCAACCAGCGTCTCGCATGTCCTTTGAGGAACAAGATCAAGCGGCTCGTGAACGAAGCACCGCCAGCGGGGCCTTTGGCAAGGTGGACGAGAAGGGGGAGTTGGTGAAGACCGACTACCGAAAAATGGCTCAGGAGGCCTTCTATGCGGATTTAGACAAGAGCAGCTTGATAGGGGCTGGTCGAGCGCGTTCGCAAGGGTATGAGTGGGATAACGCTCCTGCTGATTATGGGGAAGCCGTGAGCAAGGCACAACAAAAGGCCCTTGAGCGTGGTCTTAGCTTGGGGGGTAACAGGGAGGAGCTTCAGGCCAGGATTGGGATGGAGACCGATACGCAGACCAAGGAGAGGATGGCTGGAGAGAAAACATCAAGTGAGAGCGACGCCAAAGAAAAGAGGTTGGAAGCGATTAATCAGCGAATTAGTAAGGTTGGGCAGAAGGCGTCTGATGATTACCTCTTGGAGAACAAAGATGCGTTTGACCGAATCGAGGAGTCGACGCGCAAGGCCGCAGAAGCCAGAGATGCGCAAGGAGATACTATCACCACGACAGAAGAGCGCATTGCACGGGCAGAAGCCCCCGGCGAGGCACAGATGGCTGAACTCAAAAAGCGTCAGGCCACTGAAAACGAAACGCTTCGAAGGACTGGAATTGCTGAGGACACCATTCGCGAAGAGCGCAGCAAATTGGTCAAGGAGGGCCTTGATCTTTTAACCTTAGCGAGTAGCGCATTCGTTCCCGGAGAGTTGTTCGAAGGCAACTGGATGGAGGACCCGAGTCTGCTTCCATCCTCTGACAAGATCGGAGAGATGAGCGACGATCAGATCAAAGACTATTCCAAACTGAGTATTGACCGAAAGATCAACACCGCTAAGAGCTTCAATGAGGAACTTGGAGGAGAAAGTAAAACATCCATACAAAGAGAGAAGAGGAAAGCCATAGACTATAGCTCAGGAATTCCATCCTCTTCCCAAGGCAAAGTAGTCAGCAAGGCTGATTATCAAACTGATTCCTTTTCGGGTCTCAAGAAAAATGCACTGGGGCTTGAACCAAACTGGGAATATGATCCAAGAGGCGAAACTGAGGGTCCTGAAAGGGCTGCAAGAAATCCAATTGAAGGCCTTATTCAAACGGGTCGAATTATTAGAGAAATGGGAACCACAGCAGAATCGAGGGCTCAACCATACAGGAGAGCTAATCCCATAAAAGTTGCATCCGCCCAATACAAGATTCTTAATGCAGCAGCAAAAACCGGATACCCAATCTGGAAGGACAAAGAGCTGATGGCTGATCCTGATTTCCGCAAGAGAATCGAAGGAGATCCAAGGTTTCATAAGCAAATCCAAAGGATTGAAGAGGAAAGAAAACGCGAAGAGGATAAGAAAAACTTATCAAAAGCCACGGTCAATCCATTTGCTCCAAAATAATTCACGACCATGCCATACGATTCCATTGCCACTCAAGACGACCGCGACTTCCAACAGGACGCAGCGGTGGCGGGCCGTCTCCGAATCATTGACCCTAGCCTTAGTCGCTTTGATCAGGCCGACGTGGCGGACATGGTGCGCCCCGACATGATTCGTCTCAACCAGATGACGAAGATGCGCGGTGAACTCAATCAGATGGATCAGCAGAGCCGTTCATTTCTTCGTGCGGAGGACAAGATTGGGGAGGATGCTTCAATTTTTGACGAGACTACCAAGAGTTTGAGGGACGTCTCGGCCCAAGACCTTCCTTCAGCTATTAGCCAGAAGTTGAGAGAGAATCCAAGCTTGTCCCAGAATCAACAGTTCAAGGATTGGTCGGGAGCTTTGCTGGGAGCGGACAATAACGAGGTGACGTTTTCTCGAAACACCTTGATCAAGAAGCAGAACCAGTCAGGTTTGCGGATGTTCGAGGATACGGACGCAGCGTTGCACGAGGCGGGAGTAATTCAGGCGAAGGGGACATTGGCGCTCGCCAAGGCAGGGTTCCAGAAGATCAAGGACGATCAGGAGACTGGTCGGGACATGGAGATCAATGACATCCAAACGAACATTGGCGGTCTGGATATTCCAGATGAACAGAAGGAAGCCATCATGGGACACCTTTCCACTCTCGACACTCCTGAGAGCGCTGTGGAACGAAACATGCTCGGCATGGCGGTACAGCATCTCAATGTTACAGGTATGTTGGACGAGGCTTCCCGGAATAAGTTCAGGTCCATAGAAACAACACTTTCAAGATTGTCCAATGACTTCAAGCTCGATTTCACTGATCCAGTTAATTTAGTCAGGCTAAAAGAAATCAAGGGGGCAGAGAAACCCGCTGCCATCATGGAGGACATGTTCTTAAGGGATCAACGGCGCAACGATCTTGCAGCCGGATTTGCCGAAACCTTGGCGTCGCTTCGCGGTGAGAAGGACCCGGAGATTCGAAAGTACAAGATTGGAGTAGCAACAGCCAAGATCACCCAACTCTCAGGTGCTATCAAAGGAGACTTGGAATACCAGACGCGTCAGAACTCTGAGGAGGATAGGCAAATCAAGATTGAGAACACACTTGCCCGTCTTAAGATTGCAGCCAATTCAGCGGATGCAGCCAAAGAGTATCGCAACCTGAGTTTGCAGTTGCGGCAGGAAGGTGACGAAAACAGGCGCATTCAAACCGTTTTCACTGCCTTGATGAAAGGTTATCCCGATGAAGAGATGTCTCAGGAGGATAGGGCGAAAAAGGCGATGGAAGAAGCAACAAAGATTGTTCGTTCCAGTGATCAAGAGTCCACGAAAAACAGCGGATCATTTTACTAATCATACCACATGAAACTCGATTTTGACGCAATGGGAGGGTCGTCGTATGGCGGTGCTGATATTGAAGAAGCTCCTTCCGAACGTGAGCGCTCCAGACTCAATGTGAAGGACTGGATTCTTGATCCGGGCTACATGAATGCTTCTCCCGAGGAGCGTCCCAAGTTGGCTGACAAGGCTCTTGTGGGAATGGATGATGCGTTTCGTGAATCCTATGAGAAAGGAGAGAACCCGACAATCAAGGCGAACGTCATGCGGATGTTTGACAAGGATGGGAAAGTAACGAAGGAACCGTCCCAAATGGTGGAACGTAGGGAGATTTTGACCGATGTTCATGCTTTCAAGCCAGACGGAACGCCCTCGGCCCACTACAGGGAGCACCTTAATCGAAGCAGGGCTTATTTGGAGATTGCATCTGAACAAGAAAACGGAGGTTTAGCGGTCGATCCAATCACTGGAGCTCTCGACACGTCTCCTTACCTAGATCAAATTCTCAATCCTAAATGGATGAAGAAAGAGAGTGTTGCTCCGAAGTTGTTTCCTTTCAAGAACGAGTTTGACGAGCGTATTAAGGAGGATGGAGGGGAGGACAATCTCTATGGTTACATTGACTTTCACAATTCAAAGGTGGGAGAGGGGGCCAAGATTGATGGGGACAACATTCCCATGATGGAGAAGCTGGAAGCCGAATGGCTGAGTGGTGAGTCCCGAGAAGGTTCCAAGAATGAAGACCCTTTGGATTACTCGAAGATGTTCGAGGGAGGAAATGCGGTGGCGGATGTCGATGGACGTCTCGCTGTCGATCCTGAAAAACTTTGGGCCTACGATGACGTCATGAAGGGAATTAAAGAGAATTCCCGTTCGATGTCGGATCAGCGGATGGCTGAAATGGATTATCGTGATCGGGTCAACGAGATGGGTTACGAGCTTGTAAAGAAGTTCTCCAACACCGAAGCGGGCTTAATGGGGATTACTGGTGACTACCTTGCCGAGATGTTTGGAGGTAAGGGTGACTCGCTGACTGACCTTTTTGTGGAGCACCTCCAGTCAGGAAAGGATGCCTACTCCTTCCTCAAGGAAAACAAGGATTTGATGAACGAGAAGAACTATGGGTTTTTCTCCAAGCTTTCTGCTGCGACGCGTGACGCCACCTTGGCCACTGGCACTGGCGCAGTGTTCTTAGCGGGCGCGGCCATTGATTTGATTCCGGGGGTGGATGGGGTTGGTCAGTTTGCGGGCAAGCTTGCTGCAATTCATGGCGGGTTTCGCGAGTCAGAAAAGGAGGGTTTCGGACGCGCCAAGATTGGCCGATTGTTCGGACGTGATTACTACGACGAACAGCTTTATGATCTTGGAGGTCAGATCATTTCGATGGCGGCAACCGGAGGCTCTTCTCTTTTCATCAAAGGCGCTATTCTCAAGTTTGGAACGAAGGCTGCGGCAGTTAAGGCGGCTGGGATGGTTGGTAGTGAGGTGGCTGGACAAGCAGTGGCAAAAGGCGCTGCTGCTAAGGCGGCTGCTAAGATTGCTGAAATCAGGGATGCGACGAAGTTTGGAAGGTTTATTGGGAAAGCAGTTTCTGATCCAACGGCTTACTTTGGTGGCATTCAGGCAGGCGGAATGAGTTTTGGTTCCACCTACAACCAAGTTCTTGATCAAACCCAAGATCCTGACAAGGCCTATCGAGAAGCGATGTTTCAGGGTGTTTCGGATGCCATTTCAGCAACGATTGCCACAGGAATCATGAACCGTGTTTCTCCGGGCTTGGAGCGTCTTCTTGGGGCTACTGATGATAAGGTTTCACAAGGGCTCATTCAAAGCGCCAGAAGCATGATTGCGGGCTCCAAGGGTCAGAAGGCGATGAAGGCCGCCCTTGAGGAATTCGCCTCACCAGCCGTGTCTCGTGCGGTAGCCAAGGGTTTGTCTCGTGAGTTGAACCATTCGGCTCGTGAGATTGGTTTGCGTGGTTTTGGTGTGGCTACTGATATTGTGATTGAGGGGGTTGAGGAGGGTTTGGACGAGGCTATCTCGGACGTCATCCACACCATGCTCGATGACAGCAAGGGTTGGGATGAGAAGGGCTGGGGCAACATCTCTGAGAACTTCTTGGACTACGTGCAGGCTGGCGTGCTTGGCATGTTCGGTGGTGCCGTGGGTTCGAGCATTGGCAGCGGCAAGTCTGGTTTTCAAATGGCTTTCACCAAGGACGCGGCCCGCAAGCAAATCATCAAGGACACGGTCAAAGAGCCATGGTCCGCTTACAAGCAGCGAATCGAGCAATTTTCCAAGATCACGAAGGATGTGGTGTCTGACTTCCAGACTGATACTGGAATGAAGTCATTGAGTGTAGCTCAAGTGCTGGCATCGAACGACGTCTCTCATGACGAGAAGGTTCGTATACTCACAGACGCGGCCAAAGGGGTGCGCCCCATGGAGGCGGCAACAAAGCCTGATGTCGAGTCTGTATCCACCCCTGACTCCCCTCCCAAACCTTCCAAGGGCACCACTCCAGAGGGGTTCAACTACTTTGAAGATAACCAACCCATCGACCACGAGGATGAGGTGGCTCGCAAACGCTGGGTCCTCAATCAGATTGCCACACCGGCTACTGGAGACCCAAGCGTAAAGGCCCAGTGGAAGGCTGACGTCCCGGTTAAGATTATTGAGACCAAGACAGTGGGGAATGCCAAGGTGTCCGTCATCTCGGCAGGGACGAGCACTAGCGCCGGGCTCATGATCGAGCAGGGAGGAGAGACCAAGTATGTAGGCAACGCCGAAGGTTTAGCCTGGCTAAAGCAGAATGCTCCGGGGGAGACTAAACTTATCAAACAATTCGAAGGAGAAGGATTCAATGAAGATGCAACCCAAGGAAATAATTATGCCGATGTTGTTAGTTGGAGTGAAGCCGTCAAACCTGAAAAGGGTGATGGAACTGCTCAAGCTTCCAAAGAAGCGGGCGCTACTGCTGCTGCAAAGGGAGCTACAGTTGAGCCGACACCAGTCGCAGAAGGTGTGGCACCAAGCGCACAGCCTGAACGGTCAGCGGCCATAACACCAGAGGCTCACGACCTACTTGATGAGGTTGACAAGGGCGGTGTTCCAATGTCGGTCACTATTGGTCTCGGAAAGATTGCCAAAGCAAATGGCATTACGGTGACAGGCAAGACAAAGCCGATGGATATTGTCGATCAGCTTCGCGCTAAACGTGACGTTAGCCAGGCTAAAGCAGCTCCTGCACCTGATGCGGGGGTAGAAACTTTCAAAATCGAACCGCTTGTTCATGTTGTTGTTGATGAAGAACAACACCAAATGACTGATGGCAGTATTAAGACTGTTGAAACAGAGCGTGAAGTTCAGGAAAACTCAAGAATTGTAAATGCTGCTGGAGAATCCGTGTGGGAGGGACCAAATGAAGAAGCTCAATCAGCATTAAAAAATCTCTCAAGCTCTCCGGCCGTCTCCGATGCTGCACCAGCGGTAGATACTGCCGAAAAGACTCCAACGGTCAAAGGCAAGGTGGAGGGTGCTGAGAAACTTTCTAATCCAGAACAGAAGGCCCTTATTGAGAAGGAGTCCAAGGTCGCTACTAACGCAGGAATCGACGTAGTGGTGGTAGACACTGCCGACGAGGCGCGTGAAGCACTAGAACTTTCAGGAGACTCAGTAGCGGCACATCTCACGGACGAAAGCTTCGAAGGCCTTGGTTACATCACTAAGTCTGGACGAAAGATCATCATCGTAAACACCCGACAATTAGCATTGGGAAAGAAAGCCTTGCGGGAAACCATTCAGCATGAAATGCTTCATGTTGCAGAATTTGAATTTCGCTCCACTCCTGAAGGTGCGGCCCTCTTCGAAAAAGCTTCACGTTTGGTAGACAAGGACAATAGTTCTGAATTCGACACGGAGCTCAACTCGTTCATGGAGAATGAGTATTTGGGGTATTCCGAGATCAAGGACAAGTCATGGAGAATGAACGAAGTGGTGAGAGCTTTCCTTGAAGGAAAACTCAATGGGGTCACTTCGGGTATGGAGTCATTCAAGGCATACGTCAAAGCGTTCATTGACTACGTAAAGGGGAGGTATGCTCAGGATTCGGACATGATGCGCTACATTGCTGGCGTTGAGGCTCAATACAAGGTGTTTGTAGGTGAGACAGAGTTAGCTCCCGTTGAAGAGGTCGATGATGAAGCAACCATTCTTGCCCAGCTTGAAGCGGCAATAGCGGCTGTTGAGGCGGCGCACGCAACTCCTGAACCAAAGGTCATTGCTGAACCAGAAACCATTACTGAGCCAGAGTCCACCATAGAGTCTTCTGATTCAGGTGAGACCGTTTCCTTGTCCTACACCCAAGAAGAGAAGGCTATCGTGGCGGAGGAGGAAAAGAAGCTTGAATCGCTTCCCGATGATACGCCGATTGAGACGCTTCGTGAGACGGCTCCCGTCCTCGTTGACACGGCTATGGTGGGAGCGTTGAAGCACAATAGCTTCGAGGCGTTCAGCAAGTGGTTGGCCAGCGTGTCGTCGGCCTTATCGAAGCACGCCGTCACCATTTGGAAGAGCGCCCGCGCCATTATTATCGCTGCCGTTGGTTTTTCTATTGCGCCTTCGTCAAACGTAACGAATCGCCAGCTTGCTTCCATGGCTGAGATTTCTCCGAACATTGAGAATGTGGTGATGGTGGAGAACCAGCAAGAGATTCCCTTCATGGAAGTGAAAGGAGAAACGGAAGATTACATTTCGTATTCTGAACCAATCTCAATTAAAATGACGAGTGATACGACGGTCGTCACTATCACTGCGAAGGACTTCCCGCCTGCGGCCATGGTCGATATTGATTATCCGACACCAACGGTTGAGATTGCTGAAACAAAGCCAAGCGAGAGTGTCAGTGTCAAGGATCAGACGGAAAGACTGATTGCGGACTTTGAGAAGGAATGGGGTAAAGATGCTTTCAGGTATGGATTAGTCCTTCCTTCTGAGGTTTCCATTTGGTATTTGTCTCAGGGAAATAATCCTGCTGTTTCCGCATCCGCAGCTCTTCTTGGAGAAAAGGAATCTTCTTCAAAGGGTATTAAAAAGTTATTGGTCAATATGGGAGTTAATGAATCTCCTTCGACTTTTCCATGGTGCACCACTTTTGTTTCTTGGGGACTCAGTCAGGCGGGAACTCCCATCACGACTCATTCGGCTAGGGCGTTTCTAGGCAAAGGTGTTTCCGTAAAGGTTCCTTCTTATGGAGACGTGGTCGTTTTCTGGAACGAAAATCCAGCTACTGGAGGTCGTAATGGTTACGGTGGACACACTGGTTTTTATATTGGTGAGGCTGGTGGTCGGGTCTTAGTCTTGAGCGGCAATTCGGATGACAGTGTGAACGTCGCAGCTTTCTCAAAAGACCGTGTGCTGGGCTATCGCCATCTTCCGTCGAATGTCGTGGCGAAAACTGCTCCAATGAGCCCCGTCAACAAATCCGATGCTAGTTTGTTGGTAATGGTCAACGCTCTGGCGGCTTTAGGCACGGCAAGGAAAAAGAAGGGACAGACAAAAGAAGAAATTGAATCTGAAATTGAAGGTAGGATTGAAGCTGTCCCTGGAATCAGTGGGGAGCAAAAGGAGCAAGCAAAGAGACAGACCATGGACAAGGTCTTTCCTGAACTTTCTGTTGAAGACGAAAGCCCTCAAAAAGAAGTTTTGGCCCAGAAGCCCGGTTCTTATGACGCTGCCGATCCTACCTTACCCTCCTACACGGTTGCTGACGAGGTGATTGAAAACGCCACCCCCGATCCAAACTACGAGTCGGAGAATGGTCACTGGAAGAAGGGAGCTGCTGTGGCAACCTCCTCGTCCCAGTCCTACACCTACGTTGCTCCCAAGGGTTCGCGCATGGACTTCCCCGCAGGGACGGTGATTACGACCGTTGGCAAGAGCCCGCGCATCCTTGTGATGACCGACTCGTTCAAGGGCGCGGCTGGTTGGCACTATGTCTTCGAGCTCCTTGATCCTGCCAAGATGGTGGACGGAAAGGGCAATTGGAAGGCGCTTGGCCAGTCAGGCTCGAAGTGGTTTGCTTCGCGTTTGGATGCAGTTGCGAATCAGATTGTCGGTGATTTGAAGGGTATTTTGGGTGTGGATGGAGAGACCATGAGCAACGCCAAGATGCGTAGTGTGGTTGCCAAGGTCTTGAAGCAGGTGGCACCGGGAGTGAATGTGACGTCATTTGTTGAGTCGTCACTAGCGAATGGCAGGCATTTCGATACGGAGACGACGGAAGGGCAACGCGTCAAAAATTCTTACATCGATACCAAGGGAGTTCGGGTAAGAAATCCGTTCCAGTTTACAAGAAAGATGGACAGGGTCAGACTCCAGGATGTTGATTCAAAGGGTGAGCTTTTGTTTGAGACCATCACGGTTGAGGCTCCTGTCTCCGAGGCGACCGAGTTCGAAACAGCTTTGATTCCAATTGTGAAGGTGGATTACCAGAATTTGGTTGCTCACCTTCGCAAGCATCTAGGCCACTACAGCGCCCACGGGAACGCACAGGCGGACGTCTTCATGGCAGGTCAGGTGGCACGGGTCATTGCAGGGGTGGTGGACGAAGAGCTCACTCACGTGGTTGGTCTCAAGGAGTTCAAGGCCGAGGAGCTCAGGCAGTTCTATGACCAATCCCAGAAGAGGCAAAAGGGCCAGAACAAGGAGGCTTTTGATTTCATCAAGGAGATTTCGGACCGCACACTCAAGGAGCGCTACCCGTCCTACGTTGACGCCAATGGAGTGTTTGACCACGCCCGCTTCGAAAAGGAAGTGAATTTGGGCAAGGAGAACATTGCGTCCGAAATGCTGCGCAAGCTCCACCAGATGCGTTTCTCCGGTACCACTGCGGAGCAGACGATGTATAACGCCCGTCTTGCCGCGCTGGCCATTAGTGACGATGTTGCCAAGATTGGAAAGAAGGCAAACAATCTCGGTGGGTTCATCAATACCATTCGTGAAATGGTGATGCGCTATGGTGAGAAGATCAGGACAATGATTGGTGTGCGAGCGCTTCAGAAGAAGATGACCCCATTGCAACGCTCGATGCTCCAGCGGATGCACTCCAGATACGTTCAGAAGGGCCTTATGGGTGACATTGAGGACATGAGCCAGAAGTTTGCCAAGGAAGTCAAGGAGACGGCTCTGGGCTACACTGAGAGCGAACGTGAGAGAGTGGGTGATGTGGCGGCCCAGAACTCTGTCGGCTTGGTCCAGTTGAGGATGATTCCGGCGCTCATGGGAATGAAACTGGAGCAGGTCCTTGTGTTTGATTACGACAAGATGGAACTCTCTCTGGACGAGGGGGTGAGAGAACACATTGCGGCTTACCATGAGAACATTGACTTGGCTCTCATTGACACTGCTTTAGCCGAGCTAAATGACATCAATTCCTTTGGCTCGTCGTTGGGCATGATTGTCCACAACAAGGCGGCTCTCGATGCCGCTATTGACGCATTGGAGTTTGATCCTTCGCAACTATTTGAATGGAGTGACATTAAAAAGGGAGATGAGAATCCATTGCGCGTGCTTGCCTCAATTATTGATAGCGCTCCCAAGGATCTTACGGACTTCGCCCTTTATCAGCACGCCAAGAATGAGGTGGAGAAGCTGGCAGAGCAGGTGGAGAGCGACAACGTCCGTCGTGATGTGGAAGCCGCTGCTCAAATCCTTAATGCCAATCCGCATACCACGGTGAGGATGATGGAGGCTGCTCGGAAACTTGGCTTTGTAGAGCCGCTTCCAGAAGTTCGTGAAGGGATTGAATCTGAGTTAGATGCGGAGTTTGAGAAGATCCAGCGGAACCGTAGGGATCAACGGGCGGTTGCTCTTCTTGCCAAGGCACGTGAGGCAGTGCGAGCCAAGAAGACGATGACGGCAGACGAGAAAGCCATCATTCTTCCTGCTTTGTCCTATGATCCGAATGCTTTATTAAGTGAAGAGAACATCGCAAAGGGCAAATATGCGGAGCCTCTCCTGTTTGAGCGTGCGATTGGGACTATTTCTTCTTGGCTTGGTGAATCACGATCTGTGTTTGAGCCAACCAAGATCAACACCTACTACAAGGCCCGTGAGGTTTGGAAGAATCGTTTTGGGAATTACGTCAACCTTCTTCTTAATAGTGACGCTATCTATGACGTTGAGAGGGATGCAGACGGGAAGCCGGTGTTTAAGCCCGGTGAATCACCATTGCAGGTGTTGGTCTCAGGCACTCCCGGATTGGTCTCTGGAGAGCTCGCAGATCGTCTTGGGGTGAAACCCTCAGAGAACATCGACAAGCTCCTTACAGCGCAGCGTAAGCAACAAGGATTGGCCACTGTGCACGCCGTTAAGTGGGCAGAAACTGAAAACAAGATGATTGCGCATCAGGAGATGGCTGCGATACTTAGAGACGTGGGTGACATTGACCTTGCGGAGAAATACACCTTAGAGGCTGCGATGCTCCGGAAGAAGATTGGAGTGGATCAGGAAATGATTGATCGGCGTTACGACCAATACGACGCCTACCTTAAGGCCCTGAGTATTTATAACAAGAGCGTGAGTTTCTTTGCCCAGTCGGCTATTGGCGAGGGAGATTTGGATCGTCGTGATTTCGCCATCCATTGGATCACCAATGCTGTGAATAAGAAGGGCAATCCCTACGTCGACGAGGCCCAGTGGATGCCTGAGGGAGATCCAACGAGCTTGAGCGAGGTGCTTGGCTACAATGTCCCTGACGGCAATGGTATTCAGAACGAGCGCAACGATCAGGACACTGTCGGCAAGGGTCAACCCCGTCGTCGCTTTGCCAAGAACCCGGACGAGCGCAAGGCCTACGCCACGTTGCATCGTCGTTTCATGAATAATTCCTACAAGGCGGGGCGAGATTCCTACATGCGCTTTAATTTGGCTTATCGTCTTGGGCTGGTGAATGTGGCGGAGTATGAGATTTACACGGTGACGGGTGGGTTCGCCTCCGAGATGACGGTCAACGAGGATACCGGGCGTATCGGGCTCAAGGGAGCAAAGGAAATCTTTCCACTGTTTAGCCTGACTAAAGACTTCAACAGATTCAGGAGCTTGGTCGACAACAAGAAGTTTGACGCTGAGAACTTCCGAAATGTTCTGGACGGCACTACCGTAGAAAAAGGCGGCGAGACAGTGAAGGTGACCATGTCCTACAGCGAGATGCTCGATGGGATGAAGCAGTGGCTGGACAAAGTTGAGAGTGCCATCAACGACACCGATAGCGGACGTTCCAGCGTGGTTAGCAAGCTTGGCGGCAACACCACCCTTGCTGGATGGTTTAGCCCATTGCTTCAAAAGCGCATTTCAGAACTGAGGGAGGTGATTGATTCGCATGAGAATGCTTTTGTTTCCGCTCGCAGGGACTTGGACGACGGAAGCAAGAATATCGAAGCGGTGTTCACTGAAGGTCAGGGAGTGAATCAATCTTCTTTTGGGGATTTGGCCATTGGTCTTCGTCTTCTTTCGAACGATTTGTCCGGTGCCCGTCACGCATTGGTAGAATTCACCGACAGTCGTTTCCGCATTAGTGTTAATCGAGAGATGGAGCGCACGTCGTCCGACTTGTCCTTCAAACCAAGCTGGAAGGCGATGCTGGCGCTGCGTGAACAACAAATTGACCAGAAGGCTTTGGACAATCTGACATGGATGTTCCAGAATTTGAACGAGCGTTCAAGGTTGCGGATGGGAGCGGTCTATGCTCAAGAGCTTCTGGGAGTGTTTGCCAAGGGTGACTGGGAGAACGAGGCTGCGCGGATGCTACGCAACGGTGATATTGTCTATCGCCAGTCTGAGGTGATGGAACCCGACATGGATGGACGCCCCGGCAATGTGAGCACCGCAGGCAGCGAGAACTACCTTGTTGGCGATTTCATGGGGCTGCCATTGGATCGCTCCATCAAGAAGGAGGACTTGCCAAATCAATTGCGTCGCCGGGCCATCACGATTGCTGCGATGATGGTTGGCAACTTAGGAAACGGCACAAAGGCGCACGCCGGACGGCAATTCTTGTTCGATCTTTCAGACTACGCGCTTGGTCGTTCTTCGAAGGAAACCATCCATAGTCTGACAGGACGCGCCATCATTGGCGTGTTCAGCATTGGTAACTCTGATGCCGACAAGCAGAAGCTGGCTGAACTGCTCAAGGAGTTTTACTCGATTCATCCTGAGTGGACATTTGATCCGTATGCAGGGGATGTTTTTGAGAACGATCTGAAACACAGGATTGATCCAGAAACCTTCCTTCGCACCGTTCTTGAATTCAAAGTGAAGAAAGAAGACGCCTTCATGGAGAAGGTGATGATTGGCCGTCGGGAAACTTCCACCCATGCGCTTGCGTCCATCCTTGAAGCGGCTTTTGCCTATGCAAAGAGCGGCGAGACCAAAAACCCAGTGCTTGCTGGCACTGCTTTGGAGAGCGTGGAGAAACTCAGGGGCCGTATCGAGAAGGACAACACTTCGTTCATGGAGTCCTACACTGAGGAGCACGGTGAGACCAATCCGTTTGACGACTTGGCTCACTACATCTCCGCCACTCCGAAGGACATCGCTGGGGTTGCCGAGTTGTTACACAAGTTGATGATGAAAGGTGGAGCTGTTCCTTTATTTGATGCTCGTGGCTTGTTGGATGCTGGTGTTGGGTATATTGGTCAGAGTGAGATGGGAATTCATCACATTATGCTTCAGTTGATTCCCAATACGGTGATTTTCGCACCATCTGAGTTGGATTTGCGAGGATACAACGGCACAACCAAGCCATTGTTTATCGCTGGGAAGAACGGCAAACCGAACGTCATTTTCGCACCACAGGTTCAGACCAGCTCTGTCACTGAACGGCGTGGCAACGTATTTTCGATGGTCCTTCAAGCGGCCAATCATCTGGCCAGAACCAATCCCGAAGCGGCAGCCAAGCTCAATGAGTTTATTGGAGGTGTTCGCTCCGACATGAACAAGGTGCGCCTTTTGTCTGAGATGGCTCAGAAGTATGACGACAACATTGGAACCATCGAAGGCGAGATGGACTTGTTTGAGAAGGCATTTGACGACAAAGGAGAGTTTAACGCACAACAAAAGAAGATTTTCCGTTCCATCTTGCATGGACATTTGATGAAAGCGGGGGAGATGGTCCAAGTGTTGGACAATGTGGAGTCCTCCATGGATCGCCTTCGGAATCTCGCCAAACGCGACGATGATGGTAGGGACGTGAAGACTACGATGCCAGCTTTTGGGCAGGGCATGGAGCGAGAGAGCACCACCGGGGTGGATCAGAGTGCCGTAGGGCGTATCGCCCGCTCTACAGCAGCCACCAGCGCCGAGAATGCCCTGTTCCTTGCCGAGCTGGTGACCAACCCCAGCCTCTATAAGCTCTATGCGGATGTATCCATTGGGCGCTCTGACAGTCTAATCAATCTAGGAGATGACTATGCAGCGCTGCAACAGGCCTTGGTGAACTCAGTCTTGGCCATGGACAAACCACAAATGGGCGAAATCTTGCCAATCAAGGAGGACGACATTTCCAAGGATTTCGAGGGAGACGAATCGAAGCCGATCTTTCAGACGTTGGAGGAAATGGGAACCTACCTTCAGGAGCGAGGGGTAGATATTTCCAACCTCACCGAGAACGACCGAGCAAGGTATTCACGCTACAACATGCGGGGTTCATTGCTCATGGCTATGCGGGCAATGTTGCGAGACAAGAGCTTCCATGGTGACTTTGAACAAGGCGAGTTCGAGAAGTTGTTCGACAAGGTCTTTCAAAATGTCTCCGAGTTCGAGCAGGCCGAGGGCGCTCTCTATGGGATCAGTAATGCTGACATCGGATTGGTCAACCTCTTGGCCGGGCTCGTTAGCCTGACTAAAGATGAGAGGGACGCGGTCAAACCATTCGTTGGACCATCCCTTGTTACACGCAACATGACGCTGTCAAGGAATCGACAGATGCCCGTATTGCAGGAGCTTGGTGGATTCAGGAGTCGTGGAGCGGCTTACATGGGCGGTGGGTTAAACCTTGCCATGCCATCACTACCGGGCAACCGCTTGGCTGCCTCATCCTTCTATCGTGAATCTACCTTGGCTCAATTCCGTGCGGGATTGATGAGCATGATTGGAGAGACTCCGGTTGCGATTGCTCGGTTGCGCGAGAAATACAATGCGATGCGTCGGACTGAAGACGATTTTGGAATTAGTTTGAGCGGTGTTCTTGGAGACAAACCTTTGGGGATTGTTTTGGATGATGCCTTGTATCAAAATGTAAAAGACCGTCTTCCGGGTTACGTCGAGGCACAGGAGGTGTTGGTGCAACGGGCTATTGACGAGCTACTTCAACGTGAAACTTACCTCAAATACCTCATTCAATCGAAAAAAGACCAACAAACCAAACTCATCGACCAACTCAACTCATTCGAAATCAACGACGACGACAGAGAAAAACAGGGGGAGATTATTCAGAAACTCAAGAACCAGATTGTCGACACCCTTGCACAAATCGTGCACGAGCGGGCGGTTGATATGGACATAAGGGCTGCCTATTTGGCAAAGGCATTCTCGACTTCTGCGAACAACCCGATAGTTCGTGGGTTGCGAGATCGTTACCGCACTGCTTTGATAGTCCTTGATCGGGCGCAAAGTGCACCAATCGCAGAGGAAACCGAACGTCTACTTAGCGGTGACAACGACGTCTTTAGTTCGATCACATCTACTACTGAGTTGGATGCGATTGGCGAGGTGAATGCCGTCATCCAGAGCATGAACGAGACTTTCAACTCGTTGCTGAAGGCCTTCGCAAATGGGCTCTACGGTCCCAAATATAGTGAGAGAGCGGAGCTAATTCGCCTTAAGCCGTTGCAACCCGGTCAACGTGTCAATGTTACCCGTGAACTTTCGAAGGTGAATGGTTTGTTTTCAAAAGGCCCGAAGGCAGAAGAAAACTTGTTTGCATTGGAGCAGCAACAGCATCGTGAGGAGATTACGAATGAATTCCTTACGGCCCTCAATTCATTGGTCCTTAATGCTGAGGAAGTTCTTGGAGGCAAGAAAACCAACAAGCCTATCCGCCGCGACAAGACCAGAGGAAAGAGAGATTATGATGGGCAACCCATCAAGGATTACGCCAATCCTATCGTTAAGGATCTTCTCGACATTGCGCGGAAAGCCATTGCTGAAGAGTCCCCAAGAGGAGACATTAGGGGAACGATAGAGAATGCTGTTCAAGGTGTCTTTAGAAGGGTTCTCCTTGAATATGGACAAGCAGTCGACATTGAAGTGGCCACGACATTTGGGCAACTTCTCCAGTCTTTCGTTATAGACCCTGCCGACAAGGTGAGGCTCGCCAAGCACGCAGACGCTAAAGCAATCAAGGATCTGCAATCTGACATCGATCTTTCTCAAGAGGAGCTTGGAAAACTGCAAGGAGAGTTGGCATGGACCACGAAGCACGATAGTGACGGGGTGGAGCTCGGTTCGCTCATCGACGACTTCAAGGATGATTCCGCGATTGTGGAGGAGCGGGAGCGTTCGTCCCTGCCTCTTGCACTTGTTCCTGACTGGAATGAAACCGACTTCGACCTGCATGATGATCACTACCGTAACTTCTACATTCGGTCACAGGCACTGAAGCGTGCCATTGATTCGTTCGTGCGGGAACGGGCGTGGGACACCTACAAGATGCTCAGCAACGATTTCAACTACATCAGTGATTTCAACCATCAGAAGATGATTACGCAGGCGATGAGCGTGATGGACGTCCAGACCGAAGTGAACAAGGCACGCTTGGCGCAACAGCGTAGCATCACCAAGGGACACGTTATTAGCGCCGATCTTCAGGCAATGATTGCGGAAGATGATAACCTTGTCGCTATGTCGGTGAGAGACAAGCGGGTGGCCCGGTTGCGCAAGCCAGCCAACTACGAGGCACGTCGCGCGATGTTTGGCCACATTGCTGATGCGGGTGATGGCACGAAGGTGTTGTTTGTCCCTATTGACGCCAAGGACAACCTTGCGGAATATTTTGGAGGCACTGGGTCAAACGAAAACGTAGACAGTGCCCTCAAGGGCATTGTTCTTAATGCCGCGAGCTCTCCTGACCATGAAGTGGAGGGGTCTTATGAGGCTTACAATCTTGGCACAGACCCTGACACCATCGCTAAACCATGGAACCCCAAAGGTAGGTGGGATGATTTTAGCCTGACTAAAGCTCTTTCGAAAGAGGGCAAGGCTCCGACATTGGGTGAGGTAGCTACCGGGTTTGCCGATGGTTTTCACAACCAAATTATCAAGTGGATGAACGACAAGATGCGGCTTGATGACGGTCGTTCCAAGGGTGAGGCAGTTGGTGGTGGGTGGATGATGGAGAAAGTAAGAAAACAATACGCTCACATTATTCGTGGATTGGTCTATGCCACTGATTCCAATTCCAAGATGCTCGACACCACCCGCAAGGAGGTGATGCAGTTTTTGATGGATATTGATCAAGGAACGTTCTCCAAAGGAGACGCCCAGATGCAGGAGATGAATCTCATTCGTCTTTATGCCAAGGTGTTTGGAGACATTGAAGGTCAACACATCATGCGTCGTCTTGTCACTGGTATTGCGGGGAACATTGGTAACGCGGAAATCTGGATGCTGCGCCACCTTCATCACCAAGATGCACGAGTTCGTCGAATGTTCGGTAAGAATAAGGCTGCATGGCAGGAGGCGGTGCGCATCCTCTCGTATCTCCAGAAGGGCTTTGACGGCCAGTCCGGTCGTGACGGATCGAAGACTGACGAAATCATTTACAAGGAGCGTCTTGAGAAGGCTGCCAAGGGCCTTGGGACCAACTGGCTCAACCACAGTAGGGCCTACGTCATTGCGAGTCTTCAAGGTATCACCAAGGCCCGAGGAGGGTCCACCCACGAGAACTTGATTAATTGGATCAGCGGATTCCAAGGAACTTACAATGATCTCATTCGTTACGAGAAGGCTCAGAAGAGCCGCTACAACAGGGTGAGCAGATATTTCAATGCCAAACATGCGGATGTAGTGGGTGAAAGGGCTGGAGTAAAACAAATGTTTGAACTCCTGAAACCTACGCTTTCTGAATACTTGAATAATGTTCCTAAGAGCAACACGGCAAATGTCGGTGTCGCGCAAGACGCGATGGCCATGGAATACATTCAGAAGACGGTGGACGCGCTGAAAATCGGAGTAGATGACAAGGTTCTGGCCGGTATTGAGGAATATTCCAATGAGTTGCTCGACATCTTTAAGGAGATGACCGATGCCTTTGAATACAGCAAGGCCATCCTGAGTAGGAGTGCCGAAGTCAGCGAGGAAGAATCACCGAGTAAGTCGATGGTGGTGGGAATGGATGCGCAAACCCAATTTGGCAGTATTGTTCCGTTGAGGTCTCATTTTGCCGCCAATCCACACGTCGAGCGGGTGAAATTGGGAGAAGGTAAATACACCAACGATCCGTTGGAGAAGACCTCTCTCAAAGAATCGTCGCTTCTAGGCCAAGGAGGGCGTCGTGCCTTTAACCAGAACAAGAACAACGTCTTCAAGATCATTGACCTGAATGGTCTGAGCGCACCGCTTTCGATGATTCGTGATACGGTGGATCGTGTGAATGTCTCTGCTAATTACGCCATCTTGCGTGAGTTGATTGGCAAGGAGGAATATACTCGTGGTTTGCCTACCGTGACAGGGGCTCCACGACTTCTAGAAGGTAACTCGATCAAAACGGAGTCGTTCGACCATCATACATGGAAGGTTACCTTGGCGGCTTTAGCGCGGGAGATTGAGAACGACGTAATGAATGATTCCCAGATGGGGGTGCACAACACCAAATTTTCCAAGACGTTGGAGTTTCTTGGCAGCACGTTCATTTTCAGGGCTTTGTTTTCATTGCGTCAGATGTGGAATCAATCGGCTCCCTCGATGGTTGGATTAATCATGAAGAAAGCCTTCACTGGACAATTCAGTGAACTTGGATTGATGATGACCAATTTTGGAGAAGTGGTTTCTAATTCGCTTTCCTCGGCCTTGCCGGGAGATGTGTATGACGGTGAAGGCAATAGCAAGAAGCGTAGTGATCAGATTGTTGATTTCGTCCGTCTTGTCAGTCCGATGGTCCACCGTCGTGGAGCTGAAGGATTTGACCGCTATGAAGGATTGATTCGCACACAGGTCCCCGTTGGAAGCAACAAGCTGTCTCAAGGGATTGGGTTTATGAGCGAGGGGATCAAGAACTTGCAAGAGAAGGGTATGGACCTTGCGATTGCGAAGGTGGAGCGCATCTTGTCACGAACCATCTTCATGACCGAGTTGATGATTGAGATGAAAAAGATCATCGGAGATCGAGCTCCCAAAACGATGGACGAGTTGTTGCGTATGCCAAAAGATCAAATTCCAGATTTGGCAGTGCAACTTGCTCAGATCAAGGTGAGCGACCACATGGGGCAATCAGACCAAGCAAAAAAGGCCTTTTTGTTCCAGTCGTCCAGCCAATCACCCACTCTCCAACACGTTGCAAGAACGATGGTGCGCTTCAGTAACCACACTGCAACCACTGCTAGTAATGCCACCGCGTTGATTCCATCGTTGTTTGGACAGGATCAGGGTATGCGCCGTGAGGCTGCCGAGAACCTGATTGGAACGATGGTCCAGAACATTGGTTTCCAATTGATGAAGTTTGAGGTGTTGCTACCATTGGCTGGTTATCTCGTGATGAAGGCCATGGGAGACGATGACGACGAAGCGGCAAGGAAAGCTCAGAAGTGGTCAAACAAGATCATGAAGGAGCAAAAAGACGACAACTTTCTTGAGAAGGTTTACAAGCCATTGATAATGGGACCCGCCAAGGAGTTGTTCAGCACTAAGAAGGACATGCGGGCTTCACGGTATTCAGCATGGGCCACACTTGGCTCAAAGGTGAGTCAGGAATTGGCACAGGTTATCCCTTATGCTGGGGTATTGTCTGGATACTCTTCATTCACCCAGCTAGTTGGGAAGACCAACCGAAAGGCTAATGAGGAACTGGCTTCTGCTATATCTGACTTGCTTGGCGAACGTCTTGAACGTGGAGTGAACGAGCGGATGCCCGAACGTGACCGCATTGAGATTGGTTCTTTCAATCAATCAGCCTTTGGAGACGTGATGGATTCCGTTGCTTTTACGGCAGTGCTGCATGATTATGCGAATGCTGGAATTTTGACAGCGAAGTCGGCGATGGACAAGGATGTATCATGGATTGAACCAATCATTTACGCGTTGGCGGAATTTGGAGTTTCACCTCGTGAGCTTCGGACAAGCATTCAATACGATTTGGACGACAAGACGAGGGACAAGACAAGGCGTCATGGCTGGTAATTTAGTCTGACTAAAGTTACCACGTTGAAGAGTCAGGGATAGGCACCTTGAATTCATTAGGCACAGCCAAATCAACCATCCGGAAATCAGAGGTGTTTAGTCCTTCACAAAGGATTTGTGCTGCCTTCATTCCAAACTCCTTGTTGGTCATATTCAGGTTGTTCCCTCCCACTCCTGAAGAGAACAGGATGATTTTATATTCACATCCCCAACCAAAGGAAATTCGGCCATGGGAGTTGTCCTTGTGGATAACGGCTATTTCGAAGTGTGTTTCAAAGTTGCCCTTGAATTGGACTTTCCATTCAGGTTCTTGGTTCATCGGTGGAAGGAGGAGCTTAGGTGAAACTGGTTGCAGTCTGGGCACCTGTAGGTCCTGAGTTTTCCTACATTGGAGCCTTTGTTAAGACGGGCGCGGGCGGCGCTTTTAGCTCCCGACTCACTAGAGAAGCACACCTTTCCATTGGACGGGCAGCGGACTTGTTCCTCGTGGGTGACACCAGCGAGTAGGCGGGCCTCTGAGATGGAAGTGGGCACCACGTCATTGGGGTTGGCTCCAATGAGTTGCAGCAGGTCTTTGACGCCAAGACGTTTTGGCTTTGGTTTCTTTCTCATTTGAGGCGTTCCACAAGGTTGCGGGCGTGTTTGATATTGGTGATGATCTTGGCAATGTGCTCGGGCTGCGGGCCTTTTTGGCCTTTGGTCAGGCGGGCGATGCCATAGAGGTGGTTCACGGCGTTGATGAGGCGTTCGACGATTAGCGCGTCGGGGGGCGTCTCCAGCGCGTCGGGCAGCTCTTGTGGCACTATGTGAGGGACAGGGGGCGCGGACGCCTCCACGGGCTCGGGAGATAGCAAAGACCCGGCATCTGGTGGATTGGTCTCCACGGTTGGCACCTCCGGCGTCTTCCATTCTCCTGTCTCCACATTCAATGGGTTGTCTCCCATCCCCTGATTCGGAGCCCATTCATTGAACCCATCGTCATCAAACACCTCCATCTCGTGGGGAGTGGACGTTGTGAGGGGCTCCTCCGCCTTGACTGGCTCAGGGGAGAGCGCGGCCTCGAAGGCGGCGGCGGCGGCGGCTGTGGAAGCGGCTTTCTCCTTCTCCTTCTTGCGGATGAGGTAGTTACGGTTGGATTCCTGCTTGGTCAGGGGCTTCTTCTTGGATGTCTTTTTAGCTGGCATGGTGTGTTTTTGGTTGTGTGAGGGATTCAAACTTCATTCTTTAGTCAGGCTAAATTATTCCTGTGGGAAGGTGGTTGGCATGCCGAGCATCTGGCCGATGGTCTGCGGCTCTTGATCTCGTCATAAGCGGCGTACAAACAGGTTTCAAACCGCACCCCGGCCAGCCCCGCCAGCAGGATGAGGACCACCGTCATGTCTCCGATGCCGTCGATGATGGCGTGCTGATCCTCTCGGACCAAGCCGTCTTCAAGCTCCGCAAACTCCTCCCGTAGCTTTTCGAACTGGGTGTGCACGGTGGCTTTGGCATTCTTTCCGATGATGTTGCGGTCGGTGCCCCACTGGCGGATCAGTGATACCAGCGCGCTTAACCCTCCGAGATTGGCCACCCTGAGATAGGAGATGGCGTTTTGCAAGTCGTATGCGGTATTGAGATGGACCTTCCTATCTTCGCAGTCGGGGAGACTGGCGTTGTGAATGAGAGTGTCTCGGTCCCGCTTTAGGCGGCTGATGGCTTCAGTGTAGGGCATGGTGGTGATGGTTGGTGTTTGTGTGTAGGTGGGGAAGGATGATACGAACCGTTGGAGTGATTCAATGATGGTTTCTGCGTCTTTAGGTTCGCGAATAATAATTCCCAAACCGTCTCTCTCATTGATCAGCTCGCAGGCATTCGCCCATTCTATGATACAGATTTCGCGCGGGTTCATGGTGGTGGTGGTATTTTTGGAATTAGGCTTTCGATGGCTTTCTGGTGCATGGCAAGAGTGACTAAGTAGCCTTCGTCATCTCAGTAGGCGAAACCACGCCAACATTCATCGAGCTTCTCTTCCTCGAATTCCTTGTCGGTGAGTGGGGTCCACATGGTTACAGTTGGTTGTGGCCCAGCACCTTGGTGCCAAGCATGGCTTTGAGAAGCTTTCGAATGGCGGTCGCCTTTTCCTGTGTGAAGGTTGTGCACAATTTGTTCTCCAGCTCACCGTCGGTCATGAGGAGCCAGTTCCAGACAATCACCTCGTGCTTGTAGGCGTCGCGTTCCTTCCAGCGCTTGTCGGAGTCGACCATCTTCCAGTAATTGTCTTGTGCCAGTGCGAGAGCTTTTGCGTTGCGCTCTGCTCCCTTGTTGGCAGCTCGCAGGTAGCGCCTGCATTCGTGCCACTTGGCCCGCATCCTTACCATCTCGTCGAAAAGCTGGTCGGCCCGGATGTGTTCGTTGGCGGCGCATTCATTGGCCATGTCCAGCTCCTGCTGGTCTGTAGTGGATGTCAGCGGGTCGGAAAGGGCGTCATGTTGTATACTTTCGATGATTTCAAGAATTGATGGCAACCCGGCAGGCATTGCTAGGATTTCTCTTTTCCATTCTTCAGGTGTTTTCATTGGGTAGGTTTTTCACGAGTTGCGATGATGCGGAATTGGCCTAATGCCCTATCCGGGTTTTCAGTCTCATTCTGATAAATGGTCCATTTGATCTCGATGTTTTGATTGCCAAAAAGATCATTAAGCTTGGACGCTAGGTCTTCTCCTATATCGAAGAGCAAGTCATTAAGCTTTTCTTTTGTCCTTGTGGCTGAAGTGTCGATTGGGTTTCCCCAGCGGGCTTTGGTTTGATATTCTTTAGGTGTCTTCATTTGGTGGTGGGGTTGATGTTGAGCCAGCGCCACGTGCTGCCGGGGTGTTCGACGGGGAGGAGCGATGAATCAGGCTTCTGCCACAGGATAGCCCGGTTCGGGTCGTAGTCGGTAATGGATGCCGCCATCTCGTGGTGGTCCATTCGGTACCATCCCTCGATTAGAAGTGGGATGTCGGGCAGGGCCAGCAGTTCACGGGCGATCTGGTGGGTGGTCTTCATGGGGTGGTGGGGTAACAGTGAGCATGAGTGTCGTCCATCGTGCCGTCGGCGGACAAGACTGGCTTGCCGCATTCGGTGCAGATTGATTGGTCGAATTTGAATGATGTGTGGACGGCTCCAGACTGGTCAAAATCAAATGGAATTGGAGGACTAGGGAAAGCTGTTGGCTCCCTCCCTGCTTGTGGTTGCGGGGGAATGACGAAAACCCCGATGAGCTTTACAAGGTGCTCCTTCATTACTTCGTTTTCATATTCCATTTCATCAATATCGAATGATGTCAGGGAGAGAGGAATGTAGCGTCTCCCCAGTTTGCCGTAGAGCCGTCCTTCGTATTTCATGGTTTAGTCAGGCTAAAGATTGCTTGAGGATGGTCAATGCGTAGCAGGCCGGGAAAGGCATCATAGCGACAAGCTCAGTTGCCCGTTCTGCGGTAAGGGGGGTGCGGTTCCTGCCTTTGGCGAGCAGTCCGTGCTCTTCGGCCCATCCGGGATCTTTGTGAACGCGTTGGTGGTGGCACGCATTGTGGAGGTAGACGAAGAAGCAGAAGGTGCTTTTGGAGCGTCCGGCGACGTGATGCCTCTCCATGCGGCGAGTCTCGCTGCGGAGTCCGCAGACGGCACAAACGGTCTCAAAATGTAGTTTCTCATACGCTTCGTGCGCTTCCTTGTAGGTGGCCTCAATCCGTTTCCTTGTAGGTGTCTTGGCGGGCCGCTTCCGCTTCTTCGTGGCGAGCGATTTCGTCGTGGATGGGACTGTTGGCCCAACCTTCTTCCTGACTGTGGTCTTCTCCCGCGAACCTTTCGGCTTCGGCTTGAGATTCGGGTCCCAGTCCACCGTTGAACGCGGCGAGGGTATGGTCCGGGTTGAACGGCTTTTGGGTTTTAGAGACGGGTTGGTCACTGTTGTCTGGGTAGTCGGCGGCGCTGCCGGGTTCGACAAGCTTTGCAAAGCCGTCAATTCCTTTAGCCAAGATGTTTTGGCGGGCTTCTTGAATGGCTTCTTCTGCATCGAGGAATTTGATCAGGGCTTCATTGGTGGTTTGGAACGCCGCTTCGCACAAGATGAGCTCGGTTCCACGATCCGGTGTGGATTGTAGCACCCTTGCCATCACCAGACAAGTGGCTTGGAGGATGTCGTTGTAGTCGGGGTGGGCTCGGAAGACGGGGCCAAGGGCTTCGGTCATCTTCTCGACGAGGTTGTGGATTCTGGATTTCATGGGATTGGTTGATTTACCACGGTTTGGTGGAATACATCGGGTTGGGTTCTCCGGGTTTGCTCATGAACCTTTTGCATTCCTTGTGGAACCAGAAAGAAGTCATTGGGGTTTCTCCGGTGGTGCGTTGTTTTCGAACAATGAGTTTTCCGCATGGAGTGGAGTTGAAGAAGTCTTTCATGTCGCCGTCAGAGAAATTATTGTTCTCCATTTCGGCCAAGGTTTCGGCTTTCACCATGTCCCTCCAGACAGTCACAATATTGTGGGGCATGTCTCCCCATTCGGATGCGCCTCGGATTTCGGCCATTCCGGGTGGCTTGCTGGTATTTTCAGGAGGCTTGCGCGGGTGCGCCACGATATGGAGATGGACGGGATACTTTGCCACGAATGTCCGTAGTCCGTCCATAGCATCCGCCTGTGCCGTGTTGTCTCCACGGTCGATGCTCATGGTCATGACGTTGTCGATAACGAAGGTGTCGATGCCGTAGCGCTTATGGGCGTGGATGAAGGTTGAGATGAGGTGCTTCGGATCAGCCCTCTCCATGCTCTTATACATGAAGACGTTCCTGCTGGTGTAGTCGTAAGCTTTGTCAAATTCATCGGTGAATGGCATGTTGGGGTAAGCAGTCATGCACGTCATGATCTGGGCAAAAGTGAGCTCGGGTGGTTGTTCGAACGACGCGACGCAGCACGGCTTGCCCCTGCTCGCCAAAAAAGCCATCTGGTTCTGCACGCTTTGCGATTTCCCATGAAACGAAAACCCAAACCACAGGGTGATTTCGTGTTTTCGGAATGACATGTCGAATGCTGGCAGAAAGAATGGGTCTCCATCCACAAGGTGCTCGCCCTTCATGTAGCTCTTCACCCCCTCTTTCATCGAGGAAGGATCGACAATCTCGGCGATGGGTTCTTTGGTGGTGGTGTCGATGATGTTCTGGATTTCTCCACCCCGCCCGGCCTTGAGCATGTCGTTGGCGTCCTTGAGGGGTAGGGTGGCGACAATGCATCGCTCGGTCCCCAGACGTGCCGCGACGTCCTTCGCACACTTCTTCCCCGGTTCGTCTGTATCAAACAACAAGACAATCTCGTCGAAATGGGAAAGAAATTGGTAGTCCTCCGTAATCCACTGCATGTTGGAGACACCCATCGGGATGGAGACGGCGGGGATGCCAAGCTGCCAACACGCCATGGCGTCCCACTCTCCTTCGGTGATGGTGAGCCTTTGGAGGCCGGTCTCCGGGTCGCAGACGTCCTTGCCGAACAAGCTCATGATGGGCTCTGGCGAGGTCCATGTGTCTTTCTTGCCGTCATCCCTGAGCTTGTGACCCCAGTGCTTGAGCATTCCTAGGTTGTCAAAAGCGTCGTAGTAGGGAAAGACGAGTCCGTCTCGCAAGTCGGAGCCTACTCCGTATTTGAGCAGGGTTTCCTCGGTGATTCCACGCGCCGCCGCGAAGGCAATGGAACGTTCGTTGAGGGTCAGAATTTTGGCGGCGAGTTTCTCGGGATTTTTAGCCTGACTAATGTTACCGAAGCTCTGGATAGGCGGGACATTGACGAAGTTGGCCAGCCACGCGATACCCTCCTTGAGCGAAATGCCCTTAACCAGCGAGACCAAGCGCCACGCGTGCCCCTTGACCGATGGATCGGCATAGTCGACAAACCAGCCGGGGTTGGTGGAGCGGGTGGAGATCATCAGCGACGAACCCTTCTCGCCTTGGAGGTTGCCGATCTTGTAACAGCTATTCTCCCGGTGGGCATTTGGAAACAGGGTGATGCAAAACTCATCAATGCGCCCGGCTAGGGCGTCCTTGAGTTGTTGCAGGTCGTAAAATTTTGCTTCAAGTTTGTTCATGGGTGAATATCTTTCTGTGTTGTGTGAATGGTTGAATAATCTTTTGGGCATCATGGCAGTATCCTTTCAGGGGTTACGGGCGGGAGGGCTCCGACGTTCGGCAAAATCATTTCGCGAACTCTCACCGGGCGGAACCTCCAGTCCGGTGAATGGCGGGCGCATTCGATAGTTTTTGCCGCACACCATTTTCGAGCTTGGGAGCGGGTGTGGAATAGAAGCGGGCGCGATGGCTCGCCTTCATAAATCGGGGGCGTGATTTTATGCCATGACACCCCGATCAACATCTCATCCGGCTTGCGGGATTTTGACCGCATTCCCACGGCCCAGTGCAACCTGTCCCAATGCCGAACAAAACGCTGCATGGAATTCCGAGGAGCGTCCTTGTCGAGTTCGGGCGGTATTTGGTCGGCGTCCATGAGTTTATACGTTCGTGGGACAACATTCATCGGCGCCGTCCTCCTCCAGTTCCGAGTTGAGCGATGTCAGTGCGTCTGGCAGCGTCGAGCGATATTCCCCGCTGATGGACTCGGGCAACTTTCGCCAGTTCATCGAGGCGTAAATTCCGTGAGGACTCCGCCGTTTTCGAGGGCTATTGTGATCCAATCGTATTTCATGGTTTGATTTCTGGTGAGGTGTGTCAGCCGCCATTGTCGGCGTGCCTAGACTCAGCGTTCAGTTGCAATCCATCTCTTCGATGGTCTGTCGATTCACTTCGTCGTAGGTGTCGTGCATGAGGGGGTCTCCGGTCAGGTTGGAGTGCAGCGCCAGCACTTTCCCGAAAAGGTTGCAGTGATTCATGGTGGCCAATGGCATCACGCCAATAAAGGCGTGCACCGCCTTGTTCATCCGGATTTCCATCTGGTTCTCGTTTTCCTTGAGTTGTTTGGATAGTTCATTGCGGTTGTTCTCATCGGTGAGGAGAACGCGTGCCATGTCATACTGGATGCTGCTGCTTACCGCGTTGAACTCCTTGAACAGACGGATGAAACGAAGGCGTTTCTGTTCTTGGGGGGTCATTAGCTTTCGAGTTTTGGTGCGCTGGTTTTCTTGATTGGAGAGACCACTCCGCCTGCGGTGGCGGTAAGTTCCTTGAGATTAAGCACCACCTTGCCTTCGTGATCAGCGTCCACAGCATCATTGAACATGCACCAACCCTCCTCGCTGAAGACGATGAAGGTGGACTTGGAGGCCTTGTAGGCGGCGATCAGGTCCTTGGCTTGTTCGGCACTGCGGATGTTGCGGATTACGGTGTCGTCCGGTTCCATCGTCTTGGCAATGGAGCAGAGCGCCCGCACCGCCTTGGACCCCAGTGTATAGGTTTCGGACTTCTGGAGGATGAGGTGCTTGAAGGCCTTGTCAACCTTCTTGTCCTCACTAATCTTGGCGAAGAAGGCCTCCTGATGGTTCGAGAACGGCACCTTGAAGCGTTTCGGCATGTTCCCCCGTTCGTCCTTTTTCCTGAAGGCCTTGAAGACATTAACCGCTTGGTAAGTGGTGTTGTAGTTGAGCTCTGAGTCCTCGCAAATTTGTGAGATGGAGAAGCTTTCTCCGTGGAGATCTTCGAGGGCGTCAATGGCGCTCCCGAGCATCCACGAGCTCTTGTCCTCGACCACTGTCCCAAGCTCCTTGAGCTTCATGATGTGGGAGACGGCGGTGTAAGAGTCTTCAATGGTCGGCGGATTTTTGGGATTGATCGAGCAACAGCCATCCAAGTCGATAAGGAAACAACCCTCGGGATCAGTGAAGGACTGCATGAGGGCGGTTGCCGCGTGGTCGACAATGGCATCATGATCCTCGTCTTCCGCAGGCTCCTCCTCATGAACGAATTCACTACCGCGATGGGGGTTGTTCGATGGTTGTTCGGGCTCCTTTTCATTCTCTTCGTCAATAATGACTACGAATCCAGTGTCTTCGTTTGATGGCTCCTGCTGGCCTGCTGCGGGCGGCGCATCCTCTTTCGGGGAGGTAGTGACCAAAGCATCGCTCAAAGCCCTTACGCGCTCTCTGTTGGCGCCGGAAAAGGCCATTACGGGAATCTCTCCCGTGTTGCGAAGCGCCTCGACACAGCGAAAGACGATTTCGTAGGAAATTTTGAATTTGGTGGCGAGCTCAGGGTAGTCGGACTCGTCAATCGGAGCGTTGTTGTAGTAGACAGGTGTTGGGGTGGTCATGGTTGTATTGGTTGGAGAGAGGATTTAGTCAGGCTAAAGGTGGGGTGTTTGTTAAGCGAGGGCTTTTTGGTAAGGAGTGAGCCAATGGTCGCCAATTACCCATCCGACATGCTTGCACCCGCCTGATTTGAGATCACAATACATTCGGGACACGCGGCTTCCGCCTCCTCCAATATGTGAGCGGAGCTCCTTAATGGTGTGCGCCCAAAAGTGGTTGCCCCACTGATCTAGGAATAGAGTTCTCTTGCCTTTCATGGTTTAGGCAGGCTAAATAGTTCAGGACACCAGCACGGCCTTGTCACGCGCCAACAGGCCTTCGCCCGTCCGCACATTGCTCTCCCAGTCCTGCTCGAAGCGGGTAGCGACAAGGTTCTTCACCTGTGCCGATGCGCCCCATTCGCTGGTGTAATGCTGCGCGCCGTCACCCTTGCGGTTTGTCGATTCATTCGAGTGGAAGTCGGTAACTGCGGAGAAAGCATCCAAGCGGGTGCGCCCTTGGTTGCCGCGGCCTTGGTCGAACAACTCCACCATGCGTGCGGTTTTCTGCAACATCCCATTGGTCAGTCCTGATGCGGGGGCGTTGCGTCCTTCCAGCCCTGTAATCCATGCGCGGGCCTCATCGCGGCTGCATGGCGTCTGGTAGGCACGTTGCAGCATCGCCTTGTTGGAGGCGCTAGTCCCGGCAAAGGCATTGATTGCGTCAATGAGACGTCCCACGTTCAGGTCAATGAAGGCGGTGTGTTTGGCCTTACCAAGCTGTGTGCCGGAATTCATCACCATCGCGTAAGTATTGGCGCAGACCACGCAGATGGACGAGTAGCGGGCCTGTAAAGAGGTGGTCTTGTCGAAGCTGTCGATCAGAGTGATGTAGTCCTTGAACTCACGCTCTCCGATGTGGAAGCCGTCGCTCACCTTGATCGAGGCAAACAGCTTGCAGCGGTCATCCACGGTTCCGGCGCTCACCACCTTGTAGGGGGTCTCTCCCATGCCCTTGCGGATGATTTCCCAGAACTGGGCGATGGAGGACGGGCAGTAGCTCTTGGCGAACGGTTCCCCGATTGGCTTGAGGTCGTCACTGGCGATGAGACGCTTGTAGTTGGGGTCTTCGATGACGATTTCGACGGGGGTGCCGAATTCGTCAAGACGGTCCACCTTGTATTGGATGGGAGCCTCGATGATCTCGAATGGCATCGAATTGTCCCGCGTCACTTCAAGGACGATGTTCGTTTGCCCGTGCCACGCTTGTTCCAGCGCGGTTTGTAGGTCTCTCTCTTGGATTCCAGCTGACATATTATTGGTTCTTTCTTTGTTGTTGTTGGTTTAGTCTGAGAATTCAATGGCCTCTCCAGCCCGAAGGGCTTCTGTGCGTGGCTTGGGGTTGATCGAATAGGGATTGCCTGTCACCTCGCGGCGCGGAACCCACAAAAGGTTTTTCGCACGGCAGTCCGTCTTGTCTCCGTTGATGTGTTTGGGAAGAAGGTCGGCCCGGAAGTCGGGGCAAAATGCCGCGCCAACCAAACGGGCAATGCGCACGCTATTTGGAATGGTCTTGATTTTCACTTGAGTGAACAAAGATCCAGAGGAATCAGGCCATGCTCCGTAAATGTGTGAGCGATGGCGGAGGCGTCCGAGGTTGCTAATGTCCCGACCGGGGAGTGATGGGATTGGTTTCCAGTGTTCTTTAATCATGGATGGCGAAGTTTTCGGGACAGGATTTCAAAGGAAGTTCTCAAAAGAGGGTTGTTTTGAAGCCATAGAGGCTCGTTCTTTCCGCTCCCGTTCGGTGATGATCTTGTGGCAGTCCTTGCAGACTGCTCGGAAACCATCGGCTTCGCAGTAGAGACGAGCGATGAAAATGTCCCATGAGACGAAACCTTCTGGTCCGATAACCGGGATGATGTGGTCGGCGTGCATTCCATTCTGTGGGAATAGCCCCCCGCAGTCTGGGCATTCATGGAGCTTACACTTGCGTCCAGTGCGCGGATTGACTCCCATACCCACGAAGGCTTGTTGAACTGCTGCATATTTTGGTGGCCATCTGGCCCCTCGAAGTGCGCTTTTGATGAACGATGTCATTCGGGCCTTGCTCCAAAGCCCACCGTTATGGGGTCTGGGAATGTCGGCGCGACGCTTGGGCTTTTTCGACGCGGTCTTGCGTGGTTTCATCGTTCAGTTGTTTTAGTCGGCAACAAATGGTCTGTAAATCTGAAAAGGAGAGGGAACTTGGGTAAGTGAGGATGAAGCGCCATTCTCCTCCAGTCAGGAACAGGCAGCCATAGTCGTAGGGCCCCTCGATGGTCGAGAACGCCAGTAATTGCCCGATACTCTTGCCTGTGCGGATGCTGATCCGGTCTTGACGGCTGATGTGCTGGGGTAGGTTGGCTTTCATTTGCGCAGGGCGAGTTTGAGGTCGTCGAGGCAGTCCTTGATGGTCCACACCCGCACCATGCAGCGCGAGCGCACCGCCTCGTCGGAGGCGCTCAAGAGCGCGCAGTGCTCCCATGCGGCAATCTCCTCGGTCCAGTGTTGGAGGAGGGCTTCTAGGTGTTCATTCATGACCAGTAGAGGTGCGGTGTTTGGGCGTAGAAGGAGAAGGCAGCGCCGCAACGAAAGCGGGCACAGATGCGATGGATGAGAGACCAATCCCAGTATTCGTTCTTTTTGACGGTTTCAAGGAGGGCTCGGCGCAACGCTATTTGACGTAGAACGCTCCATTCATGGAGGCGGAAGTAGCGCCACGCGTCCTGACGGGTTTGGCTGTCGTTCATGGTTTTAGGCAGGCTAAAGGAGGTGCGGCAACGCTCGGAGCTTAATCCGACATTTGAACTACCAATCAAGAGTGGATGTTCTGCGCACACGCGCCGCATTGTATTGGAAAGAGGTGACCACTCCCTACATTCTGTACGATCCAGACAACGTAGTAGGGCATTGCGACAGAGCCCCGCACACCTGATCAGGCAATCGCGCCGGGGATTTAGTCTGGTTTAGGAAGCTCACAGGTTGAGGATTGTCTCCGTCGAGACACGGTTCGCTGGTATTGCTTCAGTGGTCATTGTTTGGGGAAATTGAGTGACCGTCTCTCCGGTCTGTCTCGGGGTCCTACGTCATTGCGTCCCGTTCGCCGATCACGCTGTAGGCTAGCGCTGGAACCTATCCCCATAAGCTCTCAGATTGCTTTGATTAACGACTGTCTCAGTCAGGAGGGAAACAAAGGTGGATTCACCGCCGCCAACGCCCCCCGGAAAATCCAGAGGATTAAGCCCGTTGACGCAACCGTGACGCCTCGACTCTTTCGGAGTGAGATTTGGGGTATATCACGATTGGCTGGCTGGAGCACGGTGAAAGAGGATGCAGGTCCCGGCATTATGCGATTGGCCGGAACAGGGGTATGAGTTGACCAACGAAACAGCGCCGCCGCAATCCCTTTGTCTGCAAGGTGTCTTTTCAGCCGTTGAATTCCTCTTCCTGTTGGTCAGGAAGGTTGGCCTTTTCGGGGTATTTCTCTCCGAAGAACCATTGGCTGGCATGTTGCGGAGCGTGAATGGCGGCGCGTTCCGCAAATTCCTTGGACGCACCCAAATCGACGAGCTGCGCCATGTATTCCATGGTGAACTCCGCCTGACGCCGGGCGAGCTGGATGTCGTTGAGGGCAACCTTGCTCACATGGCCCATTGCGCTCTGCGGGGAAGCCGCTGCGGACGTTTGGGCGTAGGCGGCGGGATTGGACGCCACTGCGGACTCATCGGGCGCTACAATGGTGATTCCAGCCTCACCGGAGAGTTGGGGCGTGCCTGCCGGGTATTCCCCGCGTTTCAGGTTACCCCGAATGGTGATGACGCTGCCGTCCATGATCGGGAGATCGGCTGCCGCACCCCAAAGGCTCACCTTGATGGTGCCCGAGGCGTCAGACACTTGGATGTTGCGCTGGCGTTTGCCGGTGCCGCTCTTGCCATTGCTGGCCGGGTATTTGGCGGCGACGGTGACGTTATCGAGTTGGACGACGGACCCCCCAATTGGGAGGCTGAGTGCTTGAAAGACGGTCGACATGGTAGTGTTTGTTTTTTGTTTGTTTGTTTTTTATTTCTCGTTTTTGCAGACGGTGCAGCGATACCCGATTCCGGGTCCTGACTTCTTGCATGGATTGTGAACGCGGAATCCTTTTCCGTGGAATTCGTCTTGGGCTTTGTGATCGCATGAACAGCGAATCACTTTGGGCTTAGCGGAAAGAACCGCATTGGATGTTTCTTCGGCCATAATGGTGGTGGTTTAGTAGAGGGAGATCTGGAGGACGGGCTGCTTGGTTTCCGGGTGAGCAATCAGGCAGCAGGGAAGGACGTCAAGGATAGCCTCCCGCATCTGAAAGCCAACCTCCAAATCGTCGAGTTGGACGAATAGGCGGTGACCATCAACGGTCAGAGAGTCGTTCTCGATGCCGTG